CTTGGGCAAATGGGTTATCTCCCGTGAAACCTTCTTCACCGTTAGCACCCTTGGCAACGTGGTATGCAATGCCGTATGGGTGAGTGGTGTCGGTGGTGGTGGGAGGTGCTTGCCAGAAGTTCTTCTCCATCAACTCTGCAAGAGAGATCATGGCGTCCGTACGGCGAATCTTGACGAGTTCGACGATACGAGCGGGCGTTGCGTTGAATTGCACTTCACGACGCTCGAAAGCGTAGTTGGTTGTGCAGTGTCGCCACGGGATGTTGGCCGTGGTCATGATGTCTGCGATGTTCACGTTGTCAGATTCGTACAGACCGACGTTCTTTGCAGCGTCGGATTGCGCAAACATGACGTTCCACTGAATACCGTGACCAGATTGGTACTGGACCTTGTATTTCTGAAGAATGTTGGGAAGAGCGACATAATCCGTAAGGGTTGACGCAATTTCCGTAAACTTCAGCCGTCCAAGATCCCGAAGGGTCACGGTAATCAGGTCAGCAATTTGTGCGGCTTGCAGTGCCATGTGATTACCTCTTTCTTAGGTGTTAGAAATCATTCGGATCGTCAATCCCGTTCAGCAGTCCAGCCTTCTCCATGTATGACCTCACCGAATGCTTGGCAGCAGCCTCTGGGGACAATGCTCTTCCGCGTCGTTGGGTCGGGGACGAAGTGAACGCCTCGCGGCGATTGTTAATGGCAGTACGCATTTGTGCTGCCTGAATCTCGTCCCGATCCTCAGAGAACGCTGATGCAATGGCTTTTCGCATTAGGTCAGGCTCTGCTGGCACTTCCCTACCTTGCGACTCGTAGCCCGCTGCAATAGCGTTCATCTCCTCAACCAAAAGGACTCGATTCTCTAAGAACGCACTGTCATCAGCGAGTTCTTCTGTAGGCCCAGAGCCGAACAGCCCTGAAAAAGAATCACCTACATCTTCAATCATCTGATCGAACTGAGCCTCAGTCTGCTCAACTGCTGCATTTTCTTGCAGATTCTCAAAATCTCCAAAAACACGCTCAAAGTTCGCCAGTTTCTCTTCTAGTTTGCCAACCAGCCCTTCTACTGCAGAACGAACCTCGTCAGAGGTGTCTTCTGGAAGTTCGTAGTCCAGCGAGAAGTCTGGTTTTTCTTCTTCTTCATCTTCCTCAACTTCACCCATTTGACGTTGAGCAATGCTGATGTAGTTCTCAATCGCGTCAACTGAACCAAGTTCGTCGATGTCTTCTGGCTCAAGACCCACATCAAGTGCACGATCTACCAAATCGTCGTAGTCATCATCACCGTAGTCAGCATCGTCCTCAAGGTCTTCTTGTTCGTGCTCACTGGTCCGATCTTCAATGTAGTCCTGCAGGTGCTCCTGCTGGATGTCATCTTCTGGATCATCAAAATCCAGTTGTTCGCGGGCCTGATCTTCTGGAGTCAGGACTTCTTCTTCGACGATTTCTTCGCCTTCTGCTGCTTCAATGTTTTCGTCAGTCACCGTAGCCACCATTTCTATCGTGCATATTGAAAGCCTTTAGGTGCGCTGCACGATGCGACCGGCTCGTAAAGATTGCCCGACCATCCTTGGTGTAGTCAGTATTGACTCCATGTTTGGCGGCATGTTGTTTCATTTCGTTGACCTGTGATGGGTGGCATCCAGCACCTTCAGACATGATTGGCTGCCGCCACACGTCGTTTACGTCGCTGTGCCCACGCATCTCGACATCAACCCGACGCTTTACGGTTTCGCCGTCTAACACTGGGTTCTTGTCAAAGTCTTCCATCTCAGAGATGGTCATAATTTTTTCGATGATTTCGCCGTTAGGCTTTTCGTAGCAATAAGTTGGCATTATTCAGATGGCCTCAAAATAGATGCAGCCTCACTGTCCTGCACGCCTTTACCAGTGAGAAGCAACCTGCTCATCATCTGGTCCTGCCCCTGCTGCGTTGCACCGGGCTTGTTGACGCGGACATTTTCAGTCTGCTTAAATGGTGTAGAACCAGCCTGCTTGGCCTGCTCTGCTTGGGTTGGGGTGGGTTGACCTTTGGCATCCACGATCAGAGATGCCAGTTCAGGCAACTGGGTGTATTCGCCTAGCAAGTCAACCAGTCTGCGAGCATCTACCGCCAAGCCCTGCTGCTGCATATTGGGCAACAACGGCTGGATAAATCCGCGCATGACCTGCGTCAGTGCCTGCAGTTTCATGCCCGGGGTGCTTTGCTGCAGAGAGTGAGGCTGCACATCAACAGCGTAATTGACAAACTCACCCTCCTTCTTGCTGCCGTCGTAGACAAACGGAACCTTGTATTCGCCAGACTTGCCGACGCTTTTTTCAAGTTCTAGTTTGACCATGCGGTCGTCAAACAGGTACTGGGCAACTGCTGTCGCAACCTCTTTCACAAACGCGACCGTCCGTGCCTGCATGTCCGAAACACGGTTTGAGGCGGACTGCGTAAGCAGTTTGTCCTGTCCAACCGTGTCTGATTGTGCTGCGAGGCCACCCAGAGCGTCGAGGTTGCCGCCAAGGTAGGTAAACAGGTTTTTGGTTTGCAGCATGAAGCCCAGAGTGGACTGGTCGATGCCGCCAAACTTGTATGTTTTCATCGCATCGGGGTCATCCATGCGAATCATCTCGCCATCTGCAGCATTTTGCAGGGCTTTTGCGTCCGCTTCTGCAGAACCACGGAATCCAACAATATCTTTCTGCCTTTCGGCCTGCCGACCCAGTTTGCGGAACAGAGTATTGCTCAGTTCGTGCATGTCAATCAGCGTTGCGACTGGCGGAAGCGGCATGGTGTTGCCCGGAACGTCTGAATACGACAAAAAGTGGTACGGACCCTCGGTTGGGCCGTCATAATCAACTTCTCGGATCAAAGTATGTGGCTGACCAGTCTCGTCAGCCGCCATCGTTACGATTTTTTGCTCTTGGGGCAGCCACAACTCCCAGAGTTCCGCATATTCGTACGTTTCGTCCGCTTCGTACACGCTTTCACTTGAGAACGAAAACGCTTTCGGGTCGCCCGACTCATTGGTTCTACTCCTTTTCACTGCTACGACCTTATCGGTATTGATATACAGGTCGGATTCTTTAACTGCTTTCAACGGGATGCGAAATCTGTTGCCCATGAACGCACATTCGTCCATGCGCTGGGCGTTCATGTCGTGCACCCAGTCATCAAGCGAAATGGTTTCTGCAAAAGGCTGGCCTGCACGCAGCAAAAAGCCACGGATAGCGTTTTGCGGCTCACAAACGCCGGTTTTGACGATGCCCATGCTAAACAGAGCGTCAACTGTTGCTGTTCGCAGGGTTGTCTCGAAGTCAAGTTCTTTCAAAAGGTGGTTGACGGCATACTCAAACTCCTTGGCGAAGATTTGCAACTGCTTTTGACGGGTGTAAATCGTTACTGCAGGCCGCGAGGAAGCCAACTGACGTGAGTAAATGTTGATTGCCAACTCAATAAAGTTGACTGGCACGCGGTCAGGAGCACCTTGGTCCGAGTAATTACGACCCACATACTCTCTCAGGGCTGCAACACGCCGTACTCGGTATGGTTCGAGCCGCCTGCGGCTGTGACTAACCGCTGCTTTGAGTCTGGAAATTTTGATTTTGCCGACTTCTACCATGTCTTCGCCTTATTACGATTCTTGCGTTCTACACGGCGGTATGCCAAAGTGCCGTATTCTTCGCGTCTTGACTCTTCAATCTTCGGAAGCGGAGTTCCCATAGTCATTTTTGCAGCCAAAGCATCTGCAATAACTCTATCTCCATGGTTATCTTTTGCACCAGATGGGTCTGCAGCGTAGCGACTGCGGCTGTGCACTACGCCACCTGTTTGGCTAAAGACATACTCACGCAACTCCTTAATTCCATCTCTAGACGGATTGTGAAAGTTATCATTTGCCAACATCTGACGGTAATTACCAAGCAGGGCTACCTTCTCTTCTCTAGTGCTATACCAGCCGGGCACGTTAGATGCCTTGTTAGAAACAGACTTGTCGTTGCGTCTGAAGTAGATATTGCCGTAGCCCAGTTCCATCA